CTAAGCGCGTTCAAAAAATCAGTTATTAAACTAAAAGCGGCTATTTTTATAGCGGCTTTTTTTAATAAAAAAATCTACTGCACTCACAGGTTAAATGAGGGAAAGGAGACATTATATGTCTGAAAATACAACATTTACACAAGAAGATCTTAACAAGATTGTTAGTGAGCGAGTTAAACGCGCACAAGCAAAGACTGAAGAGCTTGAAAAACGTGTGAAGGAATTGGAAGAAGAAAGAGCTGGACTGCTTTCAACAATCGAGGCAAATAATCAGCTGCTCATCGAGAAGGATGGCCTTATTAGCGCTAAAGAGGCAGAATTCGCGGAGTTGCAGAAAGTCTCAGACGGATACAAGGCAGCACAGCTTAAAGCTCAAATTGCTGTTCGCAATGGATTGCCTTATGACTTAGCCGAACGACTTCAAGGAAGCGATGAAGAGAGCTTGCAAGCCGATGCAGAACGATTATCTGCGTTTGTTAAACAAAAACAAGTAA